AGGTTCTAAACAAATTTCAGGTATTGGTACTGATATTATTGACCGCTCACCTATGGGTTGGATTAAAAAAATTCCTCAATTCGATTTCTATCCCAAAAAGAAAGGACGCTAAATGGATATTAAATATGTTTTTGTTCGATTAGGTGCTTTTCTATTTTGTATCTTATTTTGGTATATTGTTTTAGCTCCTTATTTTCCCCTTAAACACTAATTTTCAATCAACTATTGCATTGAAATGGATCAATTGGATAATTCCTCAGTCGTATCCCCGGTCGATCTTAATCTACCCCTATCTTTTTTTGTTTCTCAAGATAAATTCCTTCGTCTTTATAATAATGTTCGTGCTCGCATTGATGCCTTAAAATATCAGTATATGTTATTTAATTCTTATCCTAATTTACGTGTTACAAAATCTGATCGTTCTATTCTTTATGATCCACATATTTCTTTGTTAGAAAGTTTACGCACGGATATAATACGAGTTCATTATAACTCCGTTATTTGCAACAATGCTTATCGTGACCTATACAGTAGATGGAAAGCCGTACCACAAACAATTGAAGATCATTCTATTCTTATATTTGGCCGGCACATTCCTAAGAAGTCTACTGAAGAACGTCAACTCCAAATTCGTCGTAATTGGGTAGAACGTCATAAAAAGAAGGGTTTAGCCTCAAAAAAAATGCTTAAAGATCTTCAAGATGCTGAATTCAATCATGCTTTAAAGGTTAAATTCCTTAAAACTGTCCGTGTTCAATGTCTACAGGCTCGTAAAACAGATCTTAAAAAGCGCCTAGAACATGAAGTATCTACTCGATATACTCAAGGATGGTTTTTAATATTTAATACTCTTACAGTATCTCCTGAATATATAAATGATGTTTTTGCTTTAAATTCTACCTGTTGGACGGACTATGTTAGAACAGTAGACCGCGCTGTAGCCCTTTCACATTATCCAAATTGGCGACAAGCCATATTAGATCGCAAAAAAGGAAATAATTTCCATACTTATTTTGCAGTCGTGGAACGTGGTTCTAAAACTGGTCACCTACATATCCATGTATTACATTTTTGCAAATATCTTCCTCAAGGATCATTTGATCCAAATCGTGGTCTTCCAATTCCAAAAAATTTATGTCTTGATTCATTCCGACAATTTTGGAAATTCGGATTCTCAAAGCCTAAAATGGTTCGTTTTGGTCAATCCGATGCATTTGGTAAAATTGGATGGCGTTGGCCTGTTGAGCGTATAGGTAATAAATGGCTTCCCATACCGATACGTAGTCCTTTAGGTATTGTAATTTATTTATCAAAATATATTTCAAGCTCTTTAGAAACCAATAACAAAAGTGGAGGATGGTACACATGGAGGACAAGACTAAGTCGAAATCTGGGGATTTATCCGATTCAAAACTTGTGCAAAATACTGACGGAAAAAAAGTTGATACAGATTCTCAAAAATCCGACAAACAAAAAGCTGATGATGTTCGGAAGGACGATCAATCAAAGGATACTAAAGACACAAGCGTACAAGGAACTGATGATACGCCAGATCCCGAAGAACAGGTTTTTACACAATTTGGAAATCTTCCAGTTAGAGCCAAAAGACGGGTTATTGAAAAAATTCAACAACATAAGAGAGGGTCGGACGTCCATGAATCTGAGGGATGGAAATATTCAAGTCCAGAGTTTAATCGATATGGCCGATTTTAATATTAATTTTGAAATTCGCCAGATCGAATCCCAGTTTCTTGAGATTAAATCCTATTTAAAGTGTCGTGGAATGTCGGAGGAAGTCTATGCTTGAAAAATTACGAATGCTTAGAAATTTTGTTGCCTGTCTCTCTGAAGAAGCAGCAAATGGATTACAACCTAGTCGAGAATTATCCCTTTTTTATATTCGAAATGCTTTAACTGAAATTAAATATTTAAGAGAAATGATCATTTCGGTTAGATCTCGATGATTTTTGATCTTGTCCAAATAGCTGAAAAATTACTTCAAATTTATAATGAAATAATTTTTGTTGACAAATCCGAACAATATGATCATCTTATATTGAAATTAAATGAGATCGAAGCTCGTTTAATAAAACTCGAAAAAGATCTAACAGAGGAGAAATTATGAAATCAAATATTCAATACACAGTAGCACGTGGCGCAATGCAGATTCTTGCCAATGCAGGTCAAGCTGGCTTTTTGGCCCTTGTCGGGATCTCAAAAGATGACTATGATATGTTATCCGGTAAAGCCCCTTGGCCTGGCACGGCTCGTAACCGTGTGATGCAAACTCTTAAATCGCTTCTTTTTCTTACAACAGATTCATTGGGTTTAAATCGTTTCAGGCTACCGGCTGAATGGGTGGCCGGTGGAATCGCAATGTTCTGTTCGCCTGTCAATATTCATTCTGCTTGTCATTTAATGGCAAATACTCCTTCTGCTTCAGATCTTGCTTCCGGCAGGCAACAAATTGATGAATGCACACCAGAACAGATTTTTGCTACATGTGTCCAATTAATTGCTGATCCTAAAACTTCAGAAGCACAGGCATTATTTCAGACTAAAACAGGTCTCGCAATTGCGCACACTATTGAAGAGGAGGCAGAACAATGAGACGCAGATCTAAACCTAAATCTCAACATCGTTATCCTATCGGCGGTACACGTTTATGATTAAAATTCCAAAATTTTCATTACGCCAATATTTAACCCTAGGAGCTATCGTCGGTGCTTTTTGTTTCCCGGCCTTAGCTCCTATCTTTTCTACCGTTTCAGGTGCTTTAACGAATTCAACGTTTGAATCTGAGCAGCTTAATGTTTCTACAGATGGTCAAATTCTTCGTTGGGGATGTTCTAGACAACCTTAAATACTGCTCGACGGAGCAGTTACCCGGAAGGGTTTTCTTGGGGTTTCCCTTCCGGGTTTATTTAGCAGAAATACATGATTATTGATTTATTTATTATTCTTTGTATTTTTTCAATTTTTTTTATTTATTTTATTGAAAGAGGTGATCATGAAATCAAATAATAAAATAAAGCGATACTTTTATAATACACTTGGAAATAAAGTTTTTCAAATAGGTGCTATGGGATCTTTGCAAACTCTTTATAATTTGCCTGTTGTTGCTGGTGATTCTTTAAAATTAAATTTTGATTCTGTTTTTAGACTATCTCCTTTACGTCGCACTTTACCTGCCGATGCTGTTATTGATCTTTTTTTATTTTTTGTACCTCATCGCCATATTTATGGATCTGACTGGACAACCTTTATGAAAGAAGGCATGGACACAACTACAACCATTCCTACTTACGAGTTTGACGGAACTGGATGTAATTGTGTCGGCGAAGTTTGTGTTGATGGATCTGTTGTTCCTAGACATATTCTTGCTGCCTATTCTCGTGTTTGGAATTTTTACTTCCGCAATCCTACATCTCCTGCTGACATTATTGATGACGATCATTTATTAGATGCCGGTAGTGAGGCCAGGACGTATGGTGTTCAATGCTGTCATCTTCCTGCGATATGGAATAAAGGCGTCGATGACACTATTGCAACCGGCGATCGTGACTATACTGTTGTTGGTGATCTTGTGGATCTTCCAGACTTTTCTGCTCAAGTTGCTCGTCTTCGTACGGAAATTGATCGCGATTATAAAGGTCAAAGGTATTTTGATCTTATGTATAGTATATTTGGTGGTCATGTCAATACAGATGCCGATCAAAGACCAGAATTGCTCGGTCATACTCGCCAATATTTATCTGGCTTCGATGTGGATGGCACGGATTCTGCTTCTCTTGGTATTCAGTCCGGCAAAGCTGTTTCTCGTGGTGGTATTTCTATGCCCTATAAATTTTTCCCTGAACACGGTTCTCTTCTTGTTATGTCAACCGTTCGTTTCATGCCACTGGCATCAACTGAAAGACATTATTTATCTTTTGGTTCTCCGACTTATGCTGAAATTTCCGGCGATCCAGATATAATTTCTCGTACTGAACCAATTAATGCTACAACTGATATGTTCTTTCATGACGGTGATACAACCGCTTTAAATAAAATTCCATTTGGTCAATGGTATCGAGAAGGAAAACCTAATATTCATACTGCCTTTAAAGACATTGCTGGTCATGTTTTTATTAATGCAGCTCCATCAACTACAGCAAAAGCGTATTATACTACCCATGATCTTTATGACTCAGTTTTTCAATCATTACAGCTTAAACACTGGCAATCATATGCTAATATTGATATTGAAGGTTATCGTGTTGTTCCGCCCCCAATGAAAAGCATTTATGCTGGTACTAACTTATGATTAAAAATCTTCATTTGAGATTCTCCGACGGTGAAATAGTCGAAAAATATGCCAAGCGAATACATTCTTACCTTTATCAGGGTACGGAATATGATCAGTCAAATCAAAATAAACGTGCTCGCTGTGTTCGCTTGGCTCTTCGTTATCTTAATCTTTCTATGACACACTATGAAAGGAAGGTTTGTGGATTATGAATAAACTTCAATTACAAGGATCTAAATCCGTTCTTACAAATTCACCTTTAACTAAAACTTTAACAAATACAATTATTGATGCTGTTGATTCAGTTAAGACATCAACAGATATCTATGTACATGCTTTTTCATCTACTGTTCAACAATTTATTGCCAGAGCAACGCTTCGAAGTGTTGCTACTGATATAACACTCGCAGGTGATTCAAAATATGCTTTTGGTGTCTTTTTGTCCAATTCTTTGTTAACTAATCAAATTTTCAATTTTAAGGCTACTTTATCCTTACTTTCGAACACCGCCAACACTGGTATTATTGTTACTCCCTTTTTTGGTCGCTGTGATGAAGCCACTGTTACAGCTTCTGACGCTGCACCCGCCAATTTATTATCTGACGTCATTTTTTTATCTTCTTTTTCTGACCGTGCACATCAACAAAATTCTACTATTGCAGGTTATCATCATGTTATAAATGTTGACCAAGATATTATTGTTGATAATACAACCTCTAACAACACAGATCCTGTTTGTGCAGGTTTTATCTTAACAAATACTACAGCAGCAACTGCTGTTTCGATAGGTGATCTTGTGTCAACTATTCAATTACGTTCTAATCATCAAACCTTAGATTGTTTCCGTCCGTCAGGGGTTTAATATGCCATTACCAGCATTACTTGCTACAGCTGCTACAAATATAGGAAATGCCTCAAGCGTTGCTTCTGGCATTTCCGGTATTGTTTCAGGTGTTAAATCACTTTTTGGAAAACCAAAAGGTATTCCGGCTCCATTAACAGGAACTGAAGCCGGTCTCCAAAAACGTCAAGAATTAGACGCAGCTTTTCCAGGCACTACAGCTTGGGAACGCTTAGGTTCTTCTGCTGCAGGATCTACTTTACAAGCTACTACTTATTCAAATAATGCTCAACGTGAACAAAATCGTGAACAATTAAAAAATCAAATGATTTTGAATCAACAAACTCTATCTAATCAACAATCTATTGCCGAGAAGAATAATAGAGCTTCTATTATTTCCAGTTTAGCTCCTTACGGTCCGGAAGGAATTAATTATGGATTAGGTACATATTCTACTTCCATTGGTGCTCAATCTGGTTTCGATACTGTTATCAAACAAAATCGAGAAAAACTTCCATTTGAGATCTCTAAATTATCTGCTGAAAAGCAGAATATACTCATGCAAGAAACTAAAACTTTTCAAGATGCTCTTAAATCAGGTTCTGAAGCTGATATTGCCCGGGCACAAGCCCGTTATGCCGATGCTATGGCTCGTGCTGGACTTTCTGAGCTTCAAGCTCGTCAATTTTTGCATTATGCTCAAGGTTCTAAACAAATTTCAGGTATTGGTACTGATATTATTGACCGCTCACCTATGGGTTGGATTAAAAAAATTCCTCAATTCGATTTCTATCCCAAAAAGAAAGGACGCTAAATGGATATT